CTATGGCTGTTTGGCTTTCTTACTCCTACCCATGAGAGAAAGAAGATACATATACTGGACTTTCCCGTTCTCGATGGCAAACTAAGACCATATTCATCAAGCTCATCATCTTCTAGGCGCTGCATATCATTCGCGACAATCCTTAAAGTACATCTTCTTGGCAGATAAAACCTCTTTTCCTGTCTCCTGTCGCGTTCAATGTAATGCATGTACGATTCAAATTTTGAAAAAGACTCTAGCCTGTAGACATCGTATCCGGAATTGATAATCGTATATTCAATGTCATGTGCTATCGCATATTTCTCAAGATCAAAGAATCCTGCGCCTGTTTTTGTCTGGACTATCTCGTTAATATAGCCTTTTGTAGCGCCTGTAATGCCAAGACCGTATTTTTCATCCTTTTCAATAAAAAACGCAGTCTTAGCAGCTTCTATGCAAGCATTTACAAGCGTTTCATCTGCTCCATGCCTGTCATAATAATTTTTATAACTGTCAAAAGCCCTAATAAGTTCATTAGAAGCCATAATATCCTTTCTAACCCGCCCATTTTTATAAGAGAATGGTGTTTCTTGCACCGTCAAACTCCTTTAAGAACTCAGTCCTTAAATAAGATAAGCAGTATTAGTACTACTAAACATGCTATAAAAAATACTTTAGTTATTATCAAGCCACTCCATCAGCTCTTTTTGGCATTCTTCGCATAAATCCAAGGATTCTGTAGGATATGGATGCATATCTTTCAAAATGATAACGTCCCTTTTCCCCGGATGCTCATAAAGCTTGCCACATCTATCACACTTCTTTGCTGTTGCCATCAACTTCCTCTCCTAAATTTTCTGCAATATAGCGCTTCATTCTGCTTACTAATGTCAACTGGTCATATGAAGAACTATATCCTTGTTTATTTAGTTCCAAGACCTCATCTAAATACCACTGTGCCTTATGAAGGTCTTCTTCCCCGTTTTTATTTGTCCACCGCCATATGTATTTCCATGCGTTAACAAGGCAAAAACCAACATACGCATCGTCTCCAAACATAATCCTCATGGCATCCTTACATTCAAGGCTTGTCTCATTCTTGTAGTGGTCAGGATTAATATTATCCATATTCTCACCTCATATCCATGATTACATCTGAGTTTCCAAGTATCGTCTGAGGCATCTTTCCGTCCCAGCCCTCAATATATTTGTACTTTACAAGGTCAGGATATTTTGCAAGCTGTTCTCCAACCCTCTGCAAAATGGATGCTTCCTTCTCACCCTGGTAAAGTGCACTGTCAGAACTTATTTTTGCAACCTCTGCATCTGCTTTTGCTGCAAGAATTGACGCATCTGCATCAGCCTGGGCTTTTATTACCTGTCTTTCAGCCTGTGCCTGTGCTTCAAGTGTTGCCTGTGCCTGTTCTGTCTGTGCTTTTAACTTATTCTGCTCAGCAACCTGCTTTGCTTCGACCGCATTTGTAAATGCATCGGTAAAATCAATGTTTTCAATCGATGTAGCTGTAATCTGGATGTTCTGCTTGTTAAGGTCATCTACAAGAATCGCCTCAATCTCTTTCGACAAGCTTGATCTTGATTCAACAAGTGCCTCAGCCGTATATTTTGCAAATACCGACTTTACAGCTTCAAGCGCTTTTGGCATTACAATGGTATCAAAGTAATCTTTTCCTATCGTTCTGTAGATTTCCTGCGCATTTGCCTTGTTTATCTGATAATTTACTGTATAAATAACGTTTACTTCCTGAATATCTGAGCTAAAACATGGCATCTCTATGGACTGTTTCTGTGTTCTGTTGTCCATGTTAACTACTTTCTTCCAAGGTGCCATGAAATGAATGCCTGCATCCAAAGTTATGTTCTCAATACGTCCAAATGTTGTCACGATACCGGTTGAACCTGTCGGAACCGTCTTTATGAAGCCCAAAAGACATATAATCAGTCCTATGGTCGCAAACCACTGTCGTTTCTTTACTCCCCACATAAAATCTACTTCATCAAAATCAATTCCAAGTATGAAAAATGCCACGATAGTAGCAATAATGCCAATAACAAATGCTATCATTCCTTTACCTCCGCCCACTCTGTGCCAAACCTGTCAATAATCAGCTTGAAATCCTCAAGATCATGTGGATTTGTTCCGAAAACTTCCGTTCCGTCATCCTTGTAGCTTATCTTTACATGCAATAACTCATGGAAAATAAGCATCTTCATCTGTTCCTCGGTCATCCCCTCACAATTTGGCTCGAAAACCGTTATCGTGAAGTCGCATGGAATCCCCCACTTGTACTTATCCGATATTTTCTCGCACTGTGCCTTCACAACCTTCCCATTTCCCGTCTTTTTATGCTCACTAGACAGGTAAATGATGGTCGCGGTGCTGTTTCTTATGCTCTCAAGGGCTTCTTCTGTCTTGATTAGCTCAGCACCTATCTCGGCATAATGTTCGTTGATGGTTCTTGAATCCATAAGCTTCCTCCTCTCAGGATGCGCCATCCGTCTAAAGCTCACTACAACATATCTCCTCTCCGTAAGGTTGCTCCCTCGTAAGGGCTTCATATCCTGTAGCTACGAAAATTCTTGGCGCTGTTATTTTTCATTTTTTAAAACTATTTCCTATCAAGGTTGACAGGAATATTATTGCCTCATATCTTGAAAGCCCCATCTCTTCCTGCGCAAGTCGAAGCTGCCTTGCAAATTCTCTGTACCCTCTTCGCATTTCATCTTCGTCCTGATCTAAAAACTCATTCTTCAATGCCTGGTTTAGTGCTTCTCTCTCTTTCTTTGTCATGCCTTCTCCTCTCTTTGTCTATTTTTTCAATAAGTTCTATCACCGGACTTTCAATAGGTGTAAACCATCCATTTTCAGGGCTTAAATACCCGTCTTCCCTAAGTTTCATCGAGTTATATGCGCTCTGACCAAGCATATTGCGAACCAATCCATCCATATTCAGCTCTGGTGCTTGCGCAGTTAATTCAATCGGATCTGGCGTAAAAAATCTCTCAGCTACCTCTTCCTCTTCAGCACTTAGCTCGATGTCAGTTACATGCCCAAGCTCCTCAAAATGCTCACCGTCCACCGAGTATAGAAATTTTTCCATTCTCATACACCTCTATGTCTTTCTTTATCGCCAGGTCATGCACGTTCTCAACTACTTTGTTCAGTGGCTTGTCTTTAAAGAAATCAGCTGTCTCATTCTTTATCCGTATCGTCCTTGTCTGTGTCTTACTACTGCTCATCCCCTCTTTAACTCCCTTATAAGCCCATCTATCAAAGTCTGTGGTTCGATATTCATCCTTTCACACAGGTCTACCAGCTCTTTCGTATCTACAAACTCTCTTCGCTGCTTCGGAACATCCGCTTCATCAACCAGTTTTCTTATTGCCCCTGAGAATGTCACATCTTCCCTATCCATGTACGCTTCCATTTTCCGCCATGTCTCCTGTGTGATTCTCGCAGTCTTTATCATGGAATCCTTCGTTGGCATCCTCAGCACCCCCAATCATCACTTCTCATTCTCTTTGGGTTGAATTTCTTCGGCAGCATCTCTATCTGTTCTCTTACTCCATTCAGAATTGTATCTTCAAAATTCTTTATGAATCGTTCAGGATATTCTCCTTCTCTTAATTTTTCCATCTGCTTCTCAAGTTTTATCCCTAAAGGGGTGTCGATTTCCTCAAAAAGCCCATAACCATGAGGGGTTACCCCTTTTTCTTCGTCTGTCTCATATTTCTCAACCATTTCTTCAATCAGTTTTGCAATAGTGATTCCCTTTCTTTCCGCTATTTCTCCGAGTTTCACCGCTATTTCATCCCTTACTCTTGCACTTATTACTGATGTGTTTCTACTAGGCATATTTCCTCCTTGGTCAAAATTGGGGTAACCCCTCTATTTTATGCGGTTTGTATTACCCAAAGTTTGTTTTTGAGTGACTGGGGGACTAAGCCTGCCGCCGGGTGCGCGTATGCACAGACCCCTTCCCCTATTGGTTGAACGCCTGTTCACATTTTCGCAAAATCATAATTATGCGAAAAACATTGTTATTCGTATATATGCTAAAAACGTGTCAACCATGCGCATTTTACATGCTTTCATCATTCTGGTAGGTTAATAAATTTGTTTTTTCGTCAACATTTAAGGTTGGCAATGTATCCGCCGTTTTAATCTTGTCAATGGTATGCACTACTTGCGTCGTCCTCGTGTAGTCGTAATCATGATTTAAGAGAATCGCCATGGCTGTTACGTTGGATCGTCCAGATGCCAAGGCTGTGCGCATGCTGGACTCCTGTTTTGTGTGTGCCTTTTTCAGCATGTCAGCATGTAGCGCGTTTAAACTATATAGGCAATCCATAGACATCCCGATAAACTGCGTACAATCGTAAATAAAGAATTGCTTCCGGTACTGTGCGCACAAATCAGCATACACATCCAAGGCGATGCAAAGAAGTTCTTCTCTGTATGCGTTCCCCCCGTTCCGGGCGTTCTTCTTAACGTCATATAAATATTTATTTCTTCGGAAGTATTCGCGGCCGATATCACTTGCACAAGCTTGCCATGTTTCGAGACTACATTTAAACATGCCTTTCCCGGCGTTGGGGTCTTGAGATTTTAAAAGAAACTCTTCTATATATGCCTCAATATCTGTTTTAAATCTTACATATATATCATCCCTTATTTGTTCGGTTATAAAATCCGCCTCAAGAAGTTCTCTAAAATCTCCGCCCGTGGCGTTCTCTTCTTTCTGTTCTATTCTGTTTACTGTGTTATTTATAATCGTTTCGATGTTCATTAAAAACCTCTTATTATTAATGCATGCCGTTAAATATAGTGTACACACCTTTTAAAAAATAATCTACTATTCATCGTCTTGATCTAGTATTTCAAGCGCTCGCAATCCGCATGATGTCTGGCTTTATTAAAACAAAAAATATTTTTAAAAATCTTCGTCCCTTCCTATAATAATTACTTGACTAATTATTTTTTGTATAATATACTATACACAGTTAATTAATTATTTTTGAGAGGTAAAAACATGAATAAGTTAAGCGTTTACGAAATCGCGTCAATCTTGAGAAAGTTTAACGTCGATTTCATCATCCAGAACTATGAAGTTTATGGATACATTCCAGTTTTCGATTCAATTACCTGGACATTTCCAACCCGTAAAATCAATCTCGCAAACATTTCAAAAAAAGATTTGTTGCAGATTTTAAATAATGGATTTGTAAAATAGGAGGATTTAAAAATGGATGATTTTATAAATAGTTTCGATAGCTTAAAAAGTCAGCTGTCGAACAT